TTAACTTTACTAGAATCAAACTAAAAATTTTCAAAAAAGATAGAAAACATGAAAAGAAAATGGTACAATTGGAGGATGTCCAAAATAAACACTAAGCCAAACTGGCAAAGCAGCAAATCATCAAATAGTTACGAATCACCGCAAGTTGAATTAGAAAGTCACGATCAAAGCATGCGACAAAACTATACTAAAGAAAATAATCAACAAGTTGAACAACAATCTTCCGGTTTAGATGTAAATTTAATTATTGCTTCTTTTCAAGAAAAATTAGCTCAATTAACTACCGAACTAGTTGTAAAAGATGCTACAATTAAACAGTTAACAAATATTATCAATAGTATGAGAGGACAAAAGTAAAATGACTGAAGAAAACGCACAAGAGCAAAAGTCAGAGTTTGCAATAGAAATTAAAATTAGCGATAAGAATCTTTCATATAGAAGCGATTTTGCCGAGTCTGAAACAATCTTTTGGCTAGAAGCCGTCAAGGGTCTTATCATTAAGAATACCTTTGAAAGAGCTGGAATAGAGCAAAAGTAAGTTATAAAAATTAGTCTTAAAGCTACTATTTAAATAGCTTTTACAGGAGAAAAAATGGCCATTCTAGATTATCTGCCATTTCGTTCTTTGGACAATGTTTCCGGGAGGAGATTTGTTGCCAGAACAATAGATCCAGAAAACGTCAAGCAGTTGCCAAAAACAATGAAGATTGCCGCGTTGGCTCTAGGCTTTCAGGGTTCTACCTGGTATTACAATAGCAGGTCAACCTTTGAGCCTTCGCCATATGACTTTGATCGAATAATGCAAGCGGTAGATACTGATTCATATGTTCGTCAAGCCATGAATAAATATAAAGAACTTTTTTGGAAAGAAGGATGGCAAATATCTGGGGAAAATCAAGAAGCGGTTTCTTATCTGTATCAAAGAATAGATTTTATTGAAATGGCTATGAAAAGGCCTTTTATAGATTTTCTTGAAGAAGTTTCGGATCAACTGTTTAAATTTAGCAATGCATTTATAGTGAAAGCTCGCGGAGACATATCGGAATATTTTCCGAAAAAACTTAATCCCATAAATTCTACTCAACCAATTGTTGGTTATTATTTAATACCAACCGAGCAAGTTAGAATATTAAGAGATAAATTTAACAGACCAAAAGCGTACCAGCAATCGACCGATCCACTTACTTATTCGCCTACTGACAAAGATCCGGTTTGGGCCGCAGACAGAGTTATTCATATTGCGATAGACAAAAAAACAGGAAGAGCTTTTGGTACTCCATTTTTGAGCAACGTATTAGATGACGTTGTTGCGCTTAGACAAATGGAAGAGGATATACAAAATCTGGTTCATAGAGAATTGTTTCCGTTATACAAATATACTATCGGCACTCCCGAGCAGCCAGCTGAGCCAAACGAAATAGACAGGGCAGCAGCTGAAATTGAGAACCTTAGATCCGAAGGCGGATTGATTCTTCCCCATAGGCATAACATAGACATAGTGGGAGCAGGAAAAGAAGCACTTGATGCAGCTGGATATCTAGAGCATTTCAAGGAAAGGGTTTCAGTCGGTCTAGGACTTGCCCCTCATCATCTGGGCATTGGTATGAATGGCGGAAATAGATCGGTAACGGACAGACTTGATGTGGCTTTATACGATAAAATAAAGAAGTATCAAAAGATATTTTCTGAAACGATAAGACTACACATGTTTAACGAACTATTGTTTGAAGCTGGATATGACCCAATTCTTAATCCAGTAACGGATGGAATTTCGGATCGTTGTTACTTTAAATTTAATGAAATAGACGTAGACACTCAAGTTAAAAAAGAAACTCACGTAATTCAAAAATTTGTCAATAACTTGATTGGAATAAGCGAAGCTAGACTTGAACTTAACTTAAATCCAGATGTTGACGAAACTGAACTTTTTGCAGCAATGCAGGGCAAAGTTCAAGTGGACATAATCGACGCTCAAAGTCAAATGAAAACTCAAGATGATTCAGATAAGCAGGCGTCTTCTACTGGCGGACAAAGAAATCTGCCGAACAAAAGAAGAGGCGCAGGGAACGCAATGCGTCCAGCAAATCAAAGCGTAAGAAAAACTTCTCCGAACATAAGAAGATCAGACCTAACATGGTTATCTGTGGTTGAAAATGTCCTAGAAAAAGACTATAATGTAGTCTACACGAAAGAGGAAAGCGAAAAGGACTCAACTAATGCCGCTGATAATAACATCTGAACTATCAAAAAATTTTTTTCAAGAAGAAGACGCAATAAAAGGTTTCAAGACCGCAGTAGACAATAATCAGTTGCGTATCGCAATGCAAATTCTGACTGAGATTATTGATGCGTTTGCCGAAGGCTTTGAAATTATTTTTGATGCCCCGGAGGAAGAAGATGTCACAAAAGAGGTTAAGACAGAATCAGAGCAACAAAAACCGACAGAAAAAAAAGCCGCCTCTAAAAAAACAGAACAAAAAGAAGAGACTCCAAAAGAATCTAAATAATGAAACTTGTTATAGCATGTCCAATCTATAAAAGGGATTGGATTCTTCCCTACTGGATCAGATGCATCCTAAGGCAGTCTGTTGATATATCAAATATTGGTTTCATATTTGAAGTCAGTCCTGACGATAAAGCTACTATTAACGCGTTACGTGTTTGGAAGCATTTAGATAAAAATATTTTATTTTTTGATATAGTCGAAAGACCAGACATACCTCATTTTGAGCATCAAAATAATGGTAGGCAATGGACATTGTCAAAATATCACAATATGATAAATATGAGAAATTCTATTTTATCTAGGGTTAGGCAGTATGAACCAGATTACTATTTTAGTTTGGATTCAGATATATTAATAGAAAATCCAAATACAATAGAGCTTCTTATAGCACACATTAATGATGGAGCAGATGCGGTTTCACCTTTAATGTACATGACTCCAGTCGGAACCGCATTTCCGAGTGTAATGTCTTGGAGCAATGAGGATAACCAAAAGGGATTTAGAAAAACAGACTATCCAATAGGAACCTATTTTCAGACAGATATTATCATGGCTGCCAAAATGATGTCAAAAAAGACTTACATGAATGTTAATTATGAATTTCATCAACAGGGAGAAGATCTTGGTTGGTCAAACAACGCCAAAAAACATAATCTTAAGTTATTTAGTGCATCTTACATATATGCGCCACATATAATGTCTTTAGTTCATTTGTCCGAATATCTTAAATTAGGAGATTCTAGAAGTTCAGAAAAACTAGACAACCTAGTAAAAGTCTGATATATTTGTATAAAATTGTTTAATGTCATAAAAAGAAATGTACTATATTTTATAGTTAAACTTAGAGGTTTAAAATGAGCTTTGATTTTACAGAGAATTTTACAGTAGAGTTTCCAAACTTGACTGAATCAAAATATAATTTCTCAGAAAACTTTAACTCTAATCGCGGTTTGATCATAGAGGTCGCCGCAATTCATGAGCGGACTAACAGCCAACTACAACAACTATTCTGCAGCTGAATTAGAAAAAGCTCTTCAGTCATGGGTTGAGCCTTATCCGAAGCCAGTTATACTTAATCATGACCCTAACTCTGAGCCAATTGGAAGAGTTATGGCAGCCAAAATGGAAAAAGAGTCAGATGGCGCTGCGTATGTAAGGTTGCAGATAGCAATTACCGATCCCGCCTCAGCACAAAAGATAGCTGACAAAAGATATCTTACTGGCTCTGTTGGCGGCAGGGCAGCAAAAGCGATATGCTCAATAACTGGTGATGATCTAGCCAAAGAAGACGAAAATGGAAGACTCAAGTTTCCAAAGTATAAAAGAGGTCAAGTTTATAAAGGCAAGCTAGCTTTTATAGATATGCAAGATATAGCTTTTAAAGAGTATTCATTTGTTAACCAGCCAGCAGACCAAAGGTCGGGAGTTAGAGACTCAAAAGTTGTCCATGGAAAGGCGCCAATATCTGATTTAAATACTTGGGTAGCCAAGAGTTCGGCTTTTGTTCTTCATATGGACGAAGAGGATATATTCTCGCTGCAAGAAAACGAGTCAATTCTTAAAAATTTAAAGAAAAAAGAATCTAGACCTGTTTATCTTCATACAAAAGGCGCCTTTTTGGCCGCGTTAGCAGTACAGGAAAGTGAAAATAGCAATAATATAGAGAATTCATTACTATCTAATAAGAGTTTAAATATGACAACATCTGAGGAGAATACAGGCATGGAAGATGTTCAGGTTAAGGAAGATATTTTGGCAGTAGCGGAAGAGCTCAGTCAAGATCTTTCAACAATTGCAGCTATTCCTGATACAAAAGAAGAAAAGCCAGCAGAAGAAGTTGTTGTCGAAGAGCTGGTTGAAAAACCGGCTGAAGAAGAAAAACAACAGGAAATCTCAAGTGATAATTTGGAGAAAGCGGAAGAACAAACCGTAAAGGATGTTGATTCCGAAAAAACCGAAGAATCACAAGAGGCATTTGAGCAAAAGTCAGATGCACAAAATCCTGAGAAAGAAGAGATCAAGTCCGATGACCTCATTGCGCAAGAAAATAAAAGCGATGAGCAAGGAAACGAAACACAAAAATTGATCAAATCTTTGCAGGAAGAAAATGCTCGCCTAAAAGCAGCACTTCACAAAACTCTCGCCGAAAGAGTCGTTGACACCAAGATTGCACTTGGATTAGAATCAGCAAGCGACAGAGACAAACTCGTAGAAGATCACGGCACAAGAACGGCATCGTCCTTGGCTGATTCTTTGAGGGATCTCGCAAAGCTTCCTGAGAAAAAGTCTAAGTCATTTGAGGTACCAACGATGCAATCAGAATTGGCTGTAGCCGAAGAACAAAATGTGGTTACAGTTGATGAAGAGACAAAGGCAAAAGAAGAGAATAGCGAAGGTTCTTTTGAGCAGCTTTTCGTAGATGCCCTAATGGGCAGACGTAAACTCTAATCTAATTTAACAAGAGGAGATAAAAATGAGTTTGGCAAAATTTCGTAAGGTACATTCCAAGACAGGTGCCGGTCGTTTCGTAGTTTCTGAGGGCATCGCTCCAGCAGCCTACCTGCTTCCACATCCTGGCTTGCCAACATGGTACCTCGATTCAGAAGATGACCGCTTTGAGATTGTTCTTACAAAGGGAACGATTCTTTCAGTGGTTGCAGACGCCAACGGTGATGCAAGAGTTGTTCCGGCAAACAGCACTGGCTCAGCAGTAACTTGGGGCGATACAATAAGCGGTTGGAATCCACTAGACGGTGCAACTCCAACATCAAGCCCATCGGGTGATACAATCGCCGTACCGGCTCGCTCAAAGCCAATTGGCTGCGCACAGTATGACCTATATCGTCCATTTGATAAGGGTACATCACAAGGCGCAGGCTTCATTACCCACGGTTATGTTGAATACCCAATGGTTTCTGGTCTAAACGCCGATGTAGCAATTGGTTCATTGGTTAAGTCAGACTTTATGGGACGCGCAGTCGCATTGGCAGATGCAGATGCCGCCTCATATCCATGGTTGCAGGTTGGTAAAGTAATTGAGGTTGAGAAGTTCGCAACAAACTTTGATGATGGCCTCCTTTCTTACATGCAACTACCATCAGATCCAGGTGCACTAAAGACAGTATTTGAGCTCACACGCGCAGGTGCTTTCAAGGGCAAGCTCGGTATACGCGCTAACCTGGATGTAAACAATGTCATTGGCGCATTCCGCGTCAACTTGACCCTATAAAGAAAGATAACAGGAGGAAAATCCTAAGATGAGTAAGACAATCCAAGAACTCCTCTCTGGGCTCCCCGCTTGGGAAGCCGCATTATCTGAGGACGGGTACATCGACGGAGAAAACAGGGTAACAATCAAAGAAGCTTTCGCATCATCCGATGCTGCGGCGTTGTTTCCAAAAGTTATCTCTCGTACCTTAAAGGAAGCTGCAGAACCACAATTGTTGGTGACGCCTCTCCTTTCCACGGTTCGTCTTGGTAAAGGGCGTTCTTTGGAGTTCCCAGCAGTAAACGCAATCCAAGCTGCAGAGATTCCAGAAGGACAAGAATACCCAGAGCAAGCCCTCGCATTTGCCAAGCAGGTGGAAGGAAAGGTCTCCAAAAAGGGTGTTAAGCTAGCTTTCACAGAGGAAGTTATTGCTGACTCACTTTGGGATATTGTTGGCCTCCATGTCCGCGCCGCCGGCCGTGCAATGGCTCGTTTGAAAGAGCAAATCGCCCTTAGTCGTTTTAAGGACGCTGCAACAGTCGTCTTTGACAATGACAGTGAATCATATGGTGACACTACTGGCCGCGACATCAATGGCGCATTCAACAAAACAGTTACCTGGGATGATATCGTTGATATGGCAGCAGTTCTAATGGCTGAGAACCATGTTCCAACAGACTTCATTCTTCACCCACTGATGTGGTCGGTGTTCCTTAAGGATAGCATCTTCCATGCTGGTGGTTCCGCAGCTGCAGTCAACACAAGTTGGGGTTACCGTCCACAATCAGCAGATGGCGCTCTTAACGCTACGGCTCCAATGGGCCTAAACGTTATTGTTTCGCCGTTCGTAAGCTTCACGGCCAAGAGCGGTGCAACTGCTGCCAAGTCGGACCTATTCCTAATCGACCGTAACGAAGTCGGCACACTTCTCGTCAAGGAGGATATGACGACAGATCAGTTTGATGATCCGTCGCGAGACATCCGTTCAATGAAGATGAAGGAACGCTATGACATCGTAATGCTCGGTGACGGTGAGGGTATCACAGTCGCTAAGAATGTCAGACTAGCTCGTAACTACGAAGTCCAGGTCACCAACGAAATGGCGTGATCTTAGGGTAGTTATATTTACAACCCTAGACGGAGGGCGTGAGAGAAATCTCCGCCCTCCGTTTTAGTATTTGCTAAGAAATGATTACTATTGTGTTCAGTTTATAGTCTGGAGATTTTGAGTGAGCTTGTTTCTTATTGATCGAGTGACCTTAAGTTGCTACTCTGTTTCAATTAAATTTGGCAGAACAGTCAAGATATCTTCATTAAAAAACGAAAACTTTACTCTTTTTACGTCTTCCGCAACACCCGTTAAAATATCTGCTCCATTTGAATCAATAAATTCGGTAAAAGATTATAATCAAATTTCAAGAATTATTACTCTTTATTGGAAAACAACCTCTCTTCAAGAAGGGGTAAAGTATTCGATAAATTTAGAAAATATAATTGATTCTTCGGGAAATATAGTTCCTACTGAAAAAGTAGAGTTTACTTGGCCGAATTGTACGGCAACTCCAAATTCCACTGAAATAAACGATCCAGTATTGTCTCCCATATTAATAGAAGACAAATCAATTAAATCAGATGTTGATGTGAGTTATTCTGTAATAGCTAAAAATCCCAACTTCTATATTGAAGAGACTATTCCAGTCGATGGAGAATTTTATCTTGAAAATGATTACAATAATGGAAGAATCGTGGTCATATTTAATGAAAGACCAGCATCTAACTTTTTGACCAATCAATATTTTATTTGTCAAAGAAAAAAAATACAAAAAGTTCCGTCTCGTTGGGAAACCATCTCTGCCGATATAAAGATGCATTCGTGGAAGCCAGAAGTTTATATTGACTTTCCCTCCTTGAATGACGCTACTCCTTCGTATTTTGTTGATGGAAAAAATTATTTTGAAAAAGGATACAAATATAGAATTAAAGTATCTGGAAATATTGGTATATAATGGCAAATTTTATCTACAAAAAAGCAAAAGAAGCGTTTTTGAACGGTGACATAGACGTAAATGCAAATCAATTAAAAGTTTTGTTTCTAAAAAATTCAGAATACACACCGAATCAAAATACCGACGAATATGTCAGCGCTGTTCCGGCAAATGCGATAGTTGCCAGGTCAGAAGCGATAACTTCAATTAGTAGTGAAAATGGAATACTTGATGCAGATGATTTAACCATAACAAATTACAGTGGGGCAGCTTTTGATGCATTTGCGATGTATCAACATCATGCGTCTGACGCTCAGGCAAGATTAATTTTTTACATTGATACTTCCAGCGGTTTGCCTTTTGAGGGTTCAAATTCGGTTAGTTCTGTTACTATTTTTTGGAGCGACGAATCAACCAAAATACTTTCATTTTAAGGAAACAAAATGCCTTCACAGTATCCAGCCGCTCTAGATAATTTGATTAATCCTACGGCGAACGACACTCTTGATTCGGTTACTGTTCCCCATCATTCGCAACACGCCAATGCAAATGACGCACTTGAAGCCATACAAACAGTGCTTGGGGTGAATCCGGCAGGTTCTCATTTGACGGTGAAAGACAGAATAATTGCCGCAGAAAACAACATATCTAATCAATCAGTTTTAAATGGTTTGACTGATGTTACTATAAACTCGGTAAACAATGGCCAGATTTTGCGCTACAACGGTGCAGTCTGGGTGAATTATGACGAAGAAAACCTAGTAGACGGAGGAAACTTTTAGACATGGCCAATATACTAAGAATTAGACGCAGGACTTCCGGAGCGGCCGGGGCCCCATCAGAAATACACAATGCAGAGCTGGCCTTCAACGAAGTCGACGATACACTCTACTATGGAGAAGGTACGGCTGGAGCAGGTGGGACTGGTACTGCTTTGGCGATTGCTGGTCCTGGCGCAT